TATTAATTATAAGCCCACAGGCTTTGTCTGTGGGCTTTATTATTAAATATTAAAGTATGAGTTTACACAGAGATTTTAAAGGCATATGGATACCAAAAATGATTTGGTTGAATAAAGATATGAGCATTATGGAGAAGCTTTTTTTAGTTGAAATTGATTCCCTTGATAATGAAAATGGATGCTTTGCCAGCAATGCTCATTTTTCTGAAATGTTTGATGTTTCTAAAGGCAGATGCACTCAAATAATTAAATCATTGGAATCAAAAGGCTTTGTTAAAATACAATTAATTAGAGATAAAAAAGTCATTTCTAAACGTCTCGTAAGGGTAGTTAATAAACTAAACACCCTAGTTAATAAATTAAACACCCCTAGTGAGAATATTAAACAGGGGTATTTAGAAAATGATGAAGGTAATAATACAAGTATTAATAATACAAATACTAATAATACAAAGGAGGATATTAGTGCTTTTGCTTTTTTAAATAAAAATTGTCCCTCACGTTTAGAGACTGAATTTAAAATGAGATATCATAATTCATTCAAAAACAAAAAGAAGTTTATTGAAGATTTTGACGACACTGTAATAATTGAAATTAATAACTACAGATTAAGATGGGATTCAGAAAGCTTACTTAGAAGACTATCAAAATATGCTAAGAATTACATTGAAAAAGAATCAAAGAATAAGGAGCCAGAAGAACAAAAACCAGTTTACCTAAGAAACGTAATGTAATGGAAAAAATGAAAATGCCATATAATAAAGAACTTGAAGAAACTGTGATAGGTGCTTTGTTAACCAACTCAGATGCAGCTATAGAAGTTATGCCGATATTAAAGGATGCTAAGATATTTTTTGATCCTAAGATGCAAAAAATATTTAAGGCGATCGTAGCTATCTACAATGCCAACGATAAAATAGATATGCTTACTGTCGATGATAAGCTTAAGAGCTTAAAACTAGATGTATCTACTTACGATTTGGTTTTAATTTGCAATAAGACTGGATCTTCTGCACACCTTGAGTATCACTGCAGACTGCTGCTTCAGTATTACATTAAGCGATCCATTATAAAAAAGTCACAGCGCAACATCCAGTTAGCAATGGATGAATCTACAGACTCCCTAGAGCTTTTAAATACAGATGCTAAAGGGAATGATGATATAAATGAAATTGTCTTTAGTGGTCGAAAAACCAAATCTTATGCTGAATCACTGCAAGATAATTTAAGGCGTGTAGAGATGCTTAGTAATGCAGATGAAGTTAACTTAACTGGTGTACCAACAGGATTTAAGATACTTGATAACTTTACTGGTGGATGGCAGCCTTCAGATCTTATTATTATTGCTGCACGTCCTGGTATGGGTAAAACTTCATTTGTTTTAAAAACTACACTCGAATGTGGAATAAGAAACATTCCGTGTGCTTTCTTTTCATTAGAAATGAGCAGCAATCAATTAAGTGCTAGGACTATTGCTAATAATTCTAACTTTCATTTATCACAGCTTATCCGAAAAGGATTTGAGAAGCCTGAGTATTTTAATACACTGTCTTCCAAGATCGATAAAATGAAGGACTTCCCTATCTACATTGAAGATACGCCAAGCATGGATATACGTGACATCGTTAGTAAGGCACGTATCATGAAGCGGAAGCACGATATTAAGATTTTGATAGTAGACTACATTCAATTGATTGTAGACAAGACCAAGGCTAACAACAGAGAGCAGGAGATATCAAGTATTACTAGAAACTTAAAGCTAATAGCAAAGGAGCTTAATATTCCTGTGATTGCGTTGAGTCAATTGAATAGAAGTGTAGAGACTAGAACCGATAAGCACCCTAAGCTATCTGACCTTAGAGAGTCTGGAGCTATCGAGCAAGATGCAGATATAGTGACGTTTCTATATAGACATGAGTATTACTATCCAGACTCACCTCTTGATGATTGGCTGGTTAACAAAGGAGCCAATGCAGAATTTTCATTTGCTAAATACAGAGAGGGCTCTCTTAAAACAATTGGGCTGCACTTCGATGGTAACAAGGTAAAGTACTCAGACCCTCAAGAGCATGATGAATATGCAGATGATATACCCAAGATGAATCCAAACGATGATAATATATTTTAAAATGCCAAACAAACAAAGGAATATAAAAAGACCATGGGTAGCTGAGAGAGTGGATTACTCTCGTAGAACTACAAGCAACACTGGTTTCTACAACTCTTGGCCATGGAGAAAGTTAAGAAAGAGATTTATTGAATCTTATCCTAACTGTAAGAAGTGTGATGATGATTGCATTGTAAAAGAGGGGAAATATGTAGATCATATTCAAAGAATTGAAGATGGCGGAGCCAAACTAGATGAAAATAACTTACAAACCTTGTGCAAATATCATCACGATAGTAAGTCTGGAAAAGAAGCTCATGGTTACAGAGAAACCAAGGGGCATAGGGGTCAAAACACCAAAACATAAAATTATATATACATCGCCACTTACGGAGAATTTTGCTAAAAGTTAATATTTGAGGGGGGGGCTTAAAGCTTTAACAATGAAAACAGTACACAAAGGAGAAGCATCCAAGCTATTAAAAGAGATTCCTAAGTCACCATCTTATTTAGACGCTTCAGCAAAAAAACATTTTAAAAGTTTTGCTAAAATTTTAATTTCTTCTGAAACATTAAAAAGAATTCATATACCGGCTTTAGAAATTATGGCAGAAAACTTCTCACAATGGGAATGGGCCGTGAGGGAAATAAGATCTAAGAATAAAGATAAGAATGGATCTGGCTATAGGCAAAAATATGCATCTGGAGCAGAGAACATTTCAGTTGAATTGACCATAAAAAGGGATGCTGAAAAAGCGATCATGAGCTGTTTCAAACAATTTGGTATAGATCCACGATCTGAAAAAGAACTTAAGGACTCCGAAGATCCAAACCAAGGTGACTTATTTGCTGGATTTGCTAAACTAAAAAAATCATAAATGAATATTACTAACGAGATGCTCAATTCAATTCCATTTCAATACGCGCAAAATGTGCGTGATGGAAACATAGTTGTAGGCAAAACCATAAAGCAAGCAGTTAGTAGGTTTTATAAATGGATTGATCAAAGTGATCAGTCTGGTTTTTACATAGATCATGCTGCAGGTATGCATATTATTTTATTCTTTGAAGAATTTTTAATCCATACTAAAGGCGAAAAGGGCAAATTAAAAGAGTCATTTACTTTAGAACCATGGCAGCAGTTTACTCTCTATAACATTTTAGGATGGAAGGATCAGTCTGAGAATAGAAGAATAAAAACGGTCTATGAAAAAGTGGCCAGAAAAAACGGAAAGACAGCAACCTTGGCTGGTGTAGGTCTTTATTTTTTGTGCTTCGATGATGAAGCTTCGCCAGAAATATATGCTGGAGCCACTAAAGAGGATCAGGCTAAAATAGTTTGGAAACAGGCTTACGACTTTGTGAAAAAATCTATAGCCCTAAGATCTGGAGGTGTGCAAAATACACAGCGCGAAATAAGATATTCATCTGCAATGGGTGTATTTAAATATCTTGGTGGTGACTCCAAATCACAAGATGGATTAAATCCTTCTCTCGCAATCATAGATGAATACCATGCGCACAAGGACGACAGCATTAGAGAGGTTTTAGAATCTGCAATGGGTGCCAGAAAAAACCCTTTGCTTTATATAATTACCACTGCTGGATTCAATATGCAATCTGCTTGTAAGCAAGCTGAAGATGTTTACAAAGAAATTTTGAGCGGGATAAAAGATGATGATCACACTTTCATTATGATCCATGATCTTGATCATGACGATGATTGGGAAGACGAAGCAAACTGGATTAAAGCAAACCCAAATTTAAATGTATCTGTATCTATTTCACACTTAACATCTGAATATAAAAAGGCAATAAACCAATCTAGTAAAATACCAAATTTTAAAACAAAGCATCTTAACAATTGGGTAGATGCTGCAACAGTTAGAATTCCTGAAGACATTTGGGATAAATGCTCAGGTAAAATTAGAATGAAAAATTTCTTAGAGAACGGATGTGCCGGCGCCTTGGACCTAAGTTCTACAATTGATTTAAGCGCTATAGTTTTCGTAAGTAATCCAGATGAAGATGGCATAAGAGATTTACTACCTATGCTATTTTGTCCACTAGATACTGTGGAAAAAAGATCCTCTGAAGATAGAGTTCCCTATAAATTTTGGAAAGATCAAACCCTTAAAGAATATATTGATCTAAAAGGCTTTACCGATGTAAGTAACTTTTTCGAAAAGCAGCCGATTTTGCAAGCCACACCAGGTAACCAAATTGACTATGAAAACTTGCAAAGTATTGTAGCGTTTTGCTGGGATGTTCTTCACCCAAAATGGTATGAATATGATTCGTGGCAAGCTACCCAACTGGTCCAGAATCTAACAGCTAGAGAAATAGAAATGCATCCATTTCCACAGACGACAGCTCATTTTTCATTTCCAACAAAAGAATTTGAAACGCTCATTTATTCTACCAAAATAAGACATGGTGGCCATCCAATTCTAAAGTGGATGATTTCTGGATGCGTTGCCTATATGGACCCAAATGAGAATATAAGATATGCAAAAAACAAATCGACCAAAAGAATAGATGGCATCATTGCATCTGTAATGGCCTTAGCAGGAACCATGACACCAGAGAATACTAACGAATCTCAATATAATAATACCAATGATGAAATCACATTCTGATTTAGAAGCTGAAAACCAGCTGATAAAAAAACTGGCCACTAACGTAGGATTTTACAACTACTTTTTTGAGATGCTAAAAACCTCTAAAACAAATCTTGAAGCATTTGAAAGAGCAAACGATCAATACTTTGAATTTTTTGGCGAGCACAAATACTCGTGTTATAGAAGTTTTAGCAATTCGAATAATAGAAAAAATAAGAAGAAATGAAAAAAGACCTCAAATTTATACTTATAGTCCTAGTCACTTTTGCTTTGCCATTGGCGACTTCTACTCTACTTGATGTAAAATGGATCAACGATCACTGGATAAGGATTTTACTTATAATAATTCTAATGGCTTTTGAAATTGCAGTGTGCATTTTTATACTAAAACAAAAACTCAAAAAATAGAATCATGAGAATAATTGTCGCATGTGAAGAAAGTCAAGCTGTAACTATTGAATTGAGGAAACTAGGTCATGAAGCGTTTAGTTGCGATGTACAACAGTGTTCAGGTGGATATCCAAATTGGCATATACAAGGAGATGTAATATCTCAATTAGATAAAGACTGGGATATGCTTATTGGTTTTCCTCCATGCACTTTTTTGTCAGCAGTACAAACTCACATCTGTAGAAATGATACAGCTAGAGTATTAAAAAGAATTGAAGCAGCTCAATTTTTTATGACTTTAATGAATTGTGATATTCCTAAAATTGCCATTGAAAACCCTGCTGGTGTTATGACCCATATTTATAGATCAGCCGATCAAGTAATACAGCCGTATTTTTTTGGGGATTCCGAAATGAAGCGCACATGCTTATGGTTAAAAAATCTTCCTAAGCTTCAACATTTTATAAACGATGATTTATTTTCAAATAAATCTCACGTAAATAAACCAAACCCTTCTTTTACCTGGATCAATAAAAATGGAAAAATAAAAAATGAATATTACACTTATAGCAAAAATGCAAAAGATAGAAGTAAAACATTCCCATCAATTGCAAAAGCAATGGCTGAACAATGGACTTAGCTTAATAACAAAACCACTTAAAAACCATGCAATCAAAAAAAGAATCATTTAAAGAAAGTCTTATCAATACTTTTATAGGTTTTACAATATCACTAGCAGCTACTTTTTTAGTGCTCCCATTGTTTGGAATACATAGTACAGCTTTAAAAAACCTAGGAATAACAATATGCTTTACAGTGATAAGCATTTTAAGAGGCTACTTAATTCGAAGATATTTTAATAAAAAAAACCTTCTCAAATGAAAAGAAAATTTTGGACCAAAGAAGAAATTGATTACTTGACAGAGAACTATGCAGATAAAAAAAACCAGGATTTATCTTTAATTCTTGACAGAACTATTTCTAGCATAACAGGAAAGAGTAGCCCTTTAGGACTTAAAAAAAGCAAAGCATTTTGGAAAAGAGTTGGTGGTATTTATGCAGCTCAGTGCAAGCATACACAATTCAAAAAAGGAAATATTTCTTTTAACAAAGGAAAAAAGCAAGTGGATTACATGTCTAAAGAAAAAATTGAAAAGGTAAAAAAAACACAATTCAAAAAAGGAAATAGACCACACAATGCAAAGGGGCCAGATTATGAATCGATCACAAAGCAAAGCAAAGGGTATTGCTACAAATTAAAAAAAGACGCTAATGGAGTTTTAGTCTACCATCACAGATTGTTATGGGAAAAGCACAACGGAAAAATTCCTAAAGACATGATTATCATTTTTAAAAACAAAGATACTCTGGACTGCAGAATTGACAATCTAATGGCCATTACCAGGAGCGAACATCTTGAACGTAATTATTTGCAATATCCCAACGAAATTAAAAGAGGCATTAAACTAAAAAACAAACTAGAAAAACAACTCAAAAACTAAAAACGACTATGGAAAATTCTATCGATGAACTCAACAAAATACTCTTTGAAACACTTGAGCAAGCCAAAAACAAAACTGTAGATGCAGCTTATGTAAAAAACATCACCAACATATCTACACAGATATTAAATTCTGCAAAGCTCCAGTTTGATTTTCATAAGTACAAGGATGGGCAAACTCTTATAAAAGTTATACCAGTTAAAAGCAAATTAAAAATCGATTCTAAGTCAGTCAACCCAGAAAAGGATCTCACCGATTATGAGAAGAAATGCATTGTTGCCGAAAAACTAAATTACAACTCTGTAGGCAGGGCCATTTCAGACTTGACTAAAGACGTATTTGATAAAGAAGTAAAAGCACATTTTAGCCTTTAATCCATGTTAGATATAGAAAAACATAATAGACTTTATGAATTATCGAGTAAGCCAGTGAGCTATAAATACTCTACTTCTGAAATCGATTTTATTTTTAAACATTCTGATATAAAAAAATGTGTTGCAAAATATTTTATTTGGAAGCAAAAAAGGCACAACGGATTATATGTAGGTTTTATGATAGATCAAATGCCAAATAGAGTTAGAAAAACAGCAGTAGATAATTCTACAGAGGTAATTTGTGAAAGAAAACTTTGCAAAATAGAGCTTCTCGAACTTGCACAAAACTACGGACGCAACAGCAGAATAGTAACTATTTACAATTACGATTCTGTAGAATCATTAATACCAGAGGATCTTAAATATAATATTGATACACCTGAAGAATTTAGAAAAGCTTGCAGGATTAGAGGCTTTTCAGACTCTAAATTAAAATTTACAGAGCAATTGAAACTAGAATTAATATGAAACACGACAGCAAGCAAATGGCCATAAAATCACATAAGATCATGACTCACCTCATGTGTCTTATGGAAGATCTTGAGGATGTAAAAGCAGATGGACAAGAGGCAAAAGAAATGGTAGAAGTTATTGAAATTCTTCTCCCAAAAATTGAAAAAGTCATCGACACTGCATTTGGTAGCTCTACTTATTTAAGGTCAAACACGTATCTGCAAGACATGCAAAACCGTTTTGAAACGGTAATTAGAAAAAATTATTTAAAAATCATTTAATAAAATATAATTATGAAAGCAACAAGCGAATTTTTATCAGAACTATATTTAGCTATGTCACATATTGAAAATGATGGCAAAGTAGCTTGGAATTTTGGAAGAGCTTTAAGTAAAAAAGAAATTGAAATATCCGAATCAGTAGGATTTAGACATAAATTAATTGTAGATAATTTTTTTGATCAACCTGATGAAAGTGTAATCTATGAATTCAAACAAAAAATTATTTTAAAAACTAATAAAGATATTCATAATACTATTGTTGCAATGCAAAAATTATCTCCTATTTTTTATATGAGCAAAGATAAATTCAAGAAAATAATAGTAAAACTTTATAGAACAGAAGAAACATACAGAAATAAATTAAATCAAATACAAAATGTTTGTAAAATAGATTTAAATGATTCTTTTTGCGACAAGGCAAGAAGCGAAATATATGGTTATATACAACAAGAAATTCTAGATATTTTTGGACATAAGTATGAGGAATTTGAAGATGGTTTAAACTATTTAGGTGACGTACTTATTGAAAATGATAATGATAATTTTGAAAAATGTTTTGATTATGAAGTTGATGAATATTATGATATTCTTATGAATTCTTTCTATCAAAGTAAAAAGACAAGCATTTTTGATTTAGAGGATTAAATACAACATATTTATCTGCAAAGAAGATTTTAAAAACTCCAACAAAGTAAACATTGTTGGAGTTTTTAATTAGATAGCTCCCATATTTTTGAGGCAGATAAAAGAAATATGTCTGTTTTTCAAAATGCGTTAAGATCAGTAGTAAGTGCTCAAACATTTGTTGGAGGCTTTCCTGGTTTTAGTTATGGCCTAACGGAATCTGCAAAGAAGGTTAACGTTCGCAGCGCATTAACGCTTTCCGCTTTTTATAGCGGAATAGACATGATCGCCAATTCTATAGCAATACTGCCCCACTCTGTATGTCAAAAAACAGAGGGCAACATAAAATATCTTAAAGACCATCCAGTCAATTATCTACTTAACAATAGACCCAATCATCACCAGTCTCCTTTTGGATTTAAGCATTTAATTGCTTTTACGGTTTTGACTCGCGGTAATTACTTTGCTGGTATCGTCACCGATGAATCTGGTAACAAAATAGCTTTAGATTTTTGGGACCCAGGTTTAGTGACTGTTATAGATCATGAAGGCAAATTATTCTATCAGTACAAAAGTGAGATGTACAGCGCTTACGAAGTCTTTCATGTTTCCGGATTATCATTTGATGGGAAGCTAGGAAGATCTGTTTTGGAATTTGCAGCAGATAATCTTGGCGTTACTCTTAATGCTCAAAAATTTGGCTCTAGTTCTTTAGAAGATCAAGGCCTTAGCTATGGCGTTATAGAAACCGATAAAGTTTTAAAAGCTCCTGCAAAAGATGCTATAGGTTCAGCCTTCGAAAAAAGATTAACATCCATGAATAAGCATAGAGCAGCTGTACTGGATGAAGGCATGCAATACAAAAAAATAGGTCTTAATCCTGAAGAATCAAAATTCATAGAGACTTACGCAAGTGGCACCGAGGACATTGCCCGGTGGCTTCACATCCCCAATCACAAATTAAGAATAAAAGGTGAAGGTGGTTATAATTCTATGGTCCAAATGGAGCAGGATTATTTGCAGTCTGCAGTTAAACCTTTGGCACAAAAAATAAAAGAAGAGCTAGAATACAAGCTTTTTACAGATACTGAAAAACTGGATTACATAGCAGTAGATCAAAACTTCAAAATACTACTTCAGGTAGATCCTAAGTCCAGAGCAGAATATTACAAGTCTATGGTATTCCTAAAGGCTATGACTCCCAATGAAATAAGAGTTTTAGAAAGTCTAAATCCATACGATGGTGGTAATCAATTCTTACAAATGTCCAATCTTCTTAATGAAGAACAAATCAAAAAATTATTAGCTGATGAAAGCGAAGGATAAAATACAAATCAGAAATGCACAAGTTCGTGCAGATAGTGTGAATGAGGCAGAAAGAACTGCTGACTTTGTAATATCTAGCGAAGCTGTAGATACTTACGGTACAGTTTTCAAAAGTGAAGGATGGCTGCTTGATCGCTACGCAACAAATCCTATTGTGTGTTACAATCACAACCACAGAGATGCGGATAGTGTGATTGGAACTGCAGACGTTTTTCGAGAAGATAAATTATTGATAAGCCGTGTTAAATTTGAAGCTGCAGAAAACAATCCTTTAGCAGAGAAAATCTTCAACAAAGTTAAGAGTAGAATAATTCGTGGAGCTTCCATAAGTGCTGAAATCTTAGATGGTAGATATGGACTTGAAGAACTTAATGAAGATCCCAATATCTTATACTTTACACAGCAAAGATTAATGGAATGGTCCATCGTGGCCCTTAACTCCAATCCAGATGCACTGGCCAGAAATACAAGTGATCTCAACGAGATAAAAAAAGAATTTACACCTGTAGATCCTAAAAAAGAGGAAACAGATGAACAAAAAAGAACTTCGGGATTTGACGTTTTTGAAGCCTTATTAATAATTAATAAAAACAATACCCATGCTTAAAATTGCACAAATGTTACAAGAAAGAGCTTTAAAAAGTAAAGCTCAAGAAGACCTGGTCAAAGCCAGAAAAGAAGGTGACGGAAAATTCACCGAAGAACAAAGAACCCAGTTTGCTACTCTTCAAACTGAAATCGAAGCACTAGATGTTGACATTGCGGAGGAAAGACAAATTGAGAAATTCGAAAAAGAAGCAGCCAAGAAAAAAGGCGAGCGTCAAGGTGGCACCAAAGAAAAAGGTGAAGATGCTGAAAAAAAAGAAATCAATCAGCGTGCTTCCATTAGCAAAGCTTTTAGAAGTAAGAAAGCTCTAGACGGTGCAGAAAAGGAATTAAACGAAATTGGAATCCAAGCGAATAGAGATGCTGGAGTTGAAACTAATGATGATGCAAGGTTTACTTTACCGATGTCAGCTTTACGTGAGCAAAGTGTGACCGGTAATAATGGAGACAAAGGTGGTCAGTTTGTAATAGACCAAACTCCAAGAGTACAAATGCCTTTCCAGCCAGCTACTTTCTTAGAGTCTCTTGGAGCTACAAGACTTTCAAATTTAACTGGTGGATCTATTCCACTTCCTGTTGGTCAAAAGTTTACAATGCAATGGTTAGCAGAAAATGCTAAAATAACAACACAAGCAAACGATTTTAAGGGACCACAACTTAAGCCAGAGCGTTTGGGTGGTGCTGTAGATATTTCTAGACGATTAATTGTGCAATCTAGTGTAGATGCAGAAAACATTATTAGACAACTTTTATTAATGGCTTATGAAAGTACCCTTGGCGGAGCAGCTATTAATGGATCTGGTAATAGTAATGAGCCAGAAGGAATCCTTAATAAGGATGGAATAAAACTATCTGCTAATACAGAAGCTACAGATGCGGAATGGAAACAAATTACTGAGCTTATGGGACTAATAGATGGTGACGATGCCACAGAGGTGTCTAGAGCTTATCTTATGTCACCACAGCTTAGAGCTGCATTAATGAGCACAATGAAGGATGCTGGATCTGGAAGGTTTGTTATGGAAAATAGAAATGACCTTAATGGGTATAACGCAGGTGCAACCTCTTTAGTTCCTGTTTTAAGCGGAAATCAAGTTTTAATTTACGGTGATTTTAGCAAGCTTTTTATCGGCGAATGGGGTGCAATTTCATTATTAGAAGATCCTTATTCTGCTTCTCTAGAGAACAGTATTAGAATAGTCGTTAATGCGACTGCTGGTGTTGAAATCGCACAGCCTAATGCATTCGCAGCGAATAAGTTTATCAAAATATAATCATTTATTATGTTGCTCTGGGTCTTTACAGGCCCGGCAACATAATATTAATACTTAAAAATAATGTCTGAAGAAAATAAAAGTGAAGATGTAAATGTAGAGCAAACTACTTCAGAAGCTGAAAAGGTTACAGCAAAAACAAAAGCTAAACCCAATAAGCCTACAAAGGCAAAAAGGCAAAAGGACGTAAAAGTGAAAATCCTTTGTCACAATGCAGCTGGTAAATACGGCCTTCCACAGAGTAAAGGAATGACTGTTATTCTAAAAGAAAAACAAGCAGACGAGCTTGTTAACAACAATGATGGCGAAATAGTAAAATAATCTATGAACACTTTCAGTCTCACATATGGTGCACCAGAAGAAACACAAAATATAGTGACTCTAGACCAGGCAAAAGCTAATTCTAAAATTGATTTTGATGATGAAGATTCATTGTTAAAATTATTTCTAGATGCAGCGACTGCCGAAATAGAAAACTATTTGGAGTATCCTGTGCTTAAACGACTAGGATCTACCGTAGAAGTTGAAGGATGGTTTGATAGATTTCAACTTAAATTTCCCATTATAGAAGAGGGCATCACAGATCTAAAGTATGAAGACAAAACTGGCAATCTAAAAGATATCCCAGAGGATAATTGGAATTACGAAAGTAATATCATTTACTTGGATATGGAAACCCCATCAGATTTTGGGTATAGAGTGTTCATTACTGCGGATCTTGGATACAGCCTTGCAGATATTCCTGCCGACATAAAGAGAGCTTGTCTTTTGCTATTTGCTCACAACGATACCTATAGAGAAAATATGCCAATTAAGTTTAACCAGGCAGCGCAAAACGTATTGCGACCTTATAGAAAAACATTTTAAATGATTCGATCTTCACACATACACGCTGGCCAACTTAACAGGACAGTTTCTTTATTTAGAAATGTGGCTACCAAAACCGATACTGGAGAATCTATTCAGCAAGACGAATTGATTAAGCAAGTGATGTATGCCAAACGTGAAGATTTTACTGGTAGTGAAGATGATGAAGATGGTAGAGTGATTGGCTTGGGTGTGGTGGCATACATTGTAAGATTCAGTTCTGATCTGTTTGTGAACGGTCAAAAGTATTTTGTAAAGGATTTTGATGGCACCTATCAAATCAATTCTATAGAGTTGACAGGCCAACAGAAAAACAGATTCCTTAAACTTAAATGCACAAGACGTGGACATTAAAGTAGAAGGATTTACGGAACTTAATCGAAAGCTGAAACAGTTAGATGACAAAATGACTAGGCGCGAAGTGCTTAAGATACAAAGAAAATTAGCTACTCCATTGGTAAGGGCTTACAGGGATGAGCTACCACAAAGCAATAGGACCACAAAGCGTTTTGGAAATAGCTATCCACCAGGTAACTTAAAAAAGTCTGTAGCGAAAGAAACTGTACCCTCTCGTGCTGTAGGTGGCAATCCACAAGTAGTAGTAAGACCATCTACAAAGGGAAAAAAAGGAGGTTACTACAGGCAGATGGTAGTAGACAAAGGAACTGAAATAGGATCTAATAAGCGCGGATCTAGAAAAATGATTAACACGGTAGTCGATAAGGCAAGAGATAGATTAGCCTCACAGCGTAATTCCTCAACTACTGCTAAGTACGAAAAGCAAATGCAAAAATTTATACAAAAGCAAATTAATAAACTCAGCAAATGATTATACAAGCTGCAAAACATGTTAATGAAGTGATGAGCTTGCCAGCGATTAAAGAGGTGATAGAGGCCAATGTATTTTGGGATCTAGCTACTGAAGAAAAACCGCTTCCATTTGTAAATTTTAAACTAAGTAATACCGGGCCAGTTACAAAAGATGGAATTGCTCAATACTCAGTAGACATCTTTGTATTTGCTAAGTCCTTAAATGAAGGTGGCACGATAGCAGATGCTATTGAAACCGCCATAAAAGAATCAAGTTACAGCTGGAAGTTCAAAGGGAACGAAACAGGATACAACTATAGCGATGGCCGTGAAGGGCTTTGCACAATCAATTATGAATTTAAATTTTAAAACCTAGAAATTATGGCTGGAGAAAAAGTAATAAGTGGCAATCTAAGGATAACCTTAGATGAAAAAACAGTTTTTCACTCTACAGAATGTAGCTTAACAGTGACAAGAGAAATTAGAGAGCGATCAACAAAAGACACAGATGGAATTGAAAGAGCAAAGGGCCAGAAATCCTTTAGCGGTTCCACATCTGCTTTGGCTGTGTACAAGGGCGATGGTGAGGATACTCACGATTTTGGCGCGTTATTCGACCTTTACGATGACGATGATGATGTGGCTATCCCTATTGAGTTTGTTCCTTCAGAAGGTGATGCGACCTTCATGTTTAAGGGCGAATGTATCATAGAAAGCTTAGAACTCAATCTTGCTGTAGAAGAAGATGGTACCGCTTCCATTTCATTTTCTGGATCTAAGACCTTGAAGAAGGTAGCCTTACCATTATAAGCTTATGACATCAATCACGATAGAGGGTAAAGATTACCCTATAAAATTTGGTTATGGGGCCTTTAAGCGTCTTGGTTTACTTTGGGAACAAGAAGGAACTCAAGGCGTTGTAGGTGTAATTAAAGATTCCCTTGGCGACATGGGCACAGATCCTAAATTTGAAGCTTTAGAAAAATTGGCAGATCTCGTAAATGCAGGAATAGATAATGCTGGAGGTGGAGTTATTGATAAGGACGATATTTTAAATGAACTTGTTTTTAAAGATATTGACAAGCTACATACCGTTGTAAATGCATTTTTAGAAAGTATGCCTAATCAAGATAACGGAAAAAAAAAGGTGAGCCAGAAGAAAGCTCCCAAGCCGAAAGCAAAGAAATAACCTGGGATGAACTGGAAGAAATTGCA